TTTCTATCCACCCAAGGATAGTGTGTATGTGCTAACCACATTCTATGATAATGGTGTACGGATTCATAGTTTAGATTTACAACTTTATAGGGAACATTCCATTCTCTACAAGTTTGTATTGCCATTCTTGCCTCTTTTCTGAACCCGTCATGGTCGTGAAACAATGCTCCTTCTTTGGTATAATTACAAATATATGCAGTCAAGTCCAAATCTTCTTCTTTCAACACTCCTAGTGCACAGGTACTATCTAGTCCTCCACTAAGAAATAGTGCTGTCTTTTGTTTGTTTTTTGCAACCTTTTTTATGCCATCTATACAGTTCTGTTTGAACTCATTTAAATCTATCTTGTTAGACTGTATTCTCATATTTGCCCACAGATTCTTTCTTTCTATCTTGTTCGTTCGTAAGTCATAAATCCACATCTGACCAGGAGCAACTTTAATTATATCTTTGTATGGAGACTTTTGTCCTAACCATAAAGGATTGCCCATATATCCACTTACTTCATCTGTATTAGGCACTTTCCAATATATACTTCTCAAACTAGTACTAATAGTAAGGTCATTACCTTTCTTGTAAATCCACAAAGGCTTTGCTCCGAAGTGGTCTCTCACTATAATTAACTTCTGTGTTTGTTTGTTGTGATATACAAATGAGCCATGAAAGTCAGTGCTTCCAATAAATCTATATCCAAATAAATCTAGTCCATTTCCTAGAAAAGCGGTATCATTACTAATATTAGAATCATACATCTCTCCATTGAATACTAGAATATTTCCTTTCTTTGTCTTGTATGGTTGTACTTGATGTTCTCCATTTACATCTAGTAAAACATGCCCGTAAGCAAACCTACCATCTTTGTAGTAACCTGTATCTGTTGGACCACGGTGTTTCTGTCTCATGGTCATGTATTCTATATCATGTCGTCTAGTTGTTACTACAAATCCACACATTATTTCATTTCTCTACTTGCTTGTCCGTGTACTATAATAGGGTCTAAGGTTATAAACTCAGAGTGATACTTCTCTATGTAGCACCATTCTGCTGATAAAGTAACAAATTTATAATCTTCCATTTTATTTAGTACCTCACCAAGTGTTTTTTGATCCCATATCATTGGGTTGTTTTGTTGGTGTGTTACCCACTTTTTAACTATGTCTAGTGTTACTTCATTGTATGGTAGAAATAGTGTGCCTGATAGTAATTCATTTACTTTCATCTCTGTGTCAGGGTTTGTCCAAACCATAACATAGAATCGTATCATATCACTGTCAAGTTCTTCTAGTGGTAGTTGTCTTACAATTACTGCATCTGCATCGAGATATAATATATCTTCTTCATGCCTAACTAGAGCATCATATAACACTTCTGGCTTTTGTGCACAGTTTTCTTCCCATGTGCCTCTATCTTCTACTTCTACAATCTCATAATCATATCCAAAATGTTGAATACTTTTTTCGAGTTCCTTAACTATAGGAGCATAACTAGGAGTGTGAAAAGCAACTATCTTCATTCTACTACTTTAAACTCCTGTATTGTATCAACTTCTAAATCTTCCCATTTCTGAAATTCTACATCATAACAAATCAGTTTATCTCCTGACTGTTTCTTTATATGTATAGGTATATCACAATGTTTTTCGGATAGAGTATACTCTCTGGAATATATCTTGCCAGATTTCAAACTTTCGAATGTGATTAACACTATACTTTTTTCTAACTTACCTTTGAGTTTTTCGATATCGATATCCATATCTTTTCATGCCCCATATATGCTACCAGCTTGACTACCATATCAAGCCAGGCTATGCCTGCCGCATACTCGACCTTGCCGAGTATCGCCCAAGCGATTAAAAATGTTATTGTTGTTGCTAATATTCTCCAAGTTATTGCCTTGTAGAATATCACTAAATTTTCCGCCATGTATCTTTTTTCTGCTCCTCACAGTACTCCCATATTTTCCAAGGTATTCCTTTCTTGTACAAAACTCCTGCCCATGAGTTACCCTCTTGCGGAGGTCTTGCCTCTACAAAAGGAAAAGGAACATCCTTTAGCCACACAACTGTGGCAATATCTTTCTTCTCTACTTTCCGTATCTTATGGTATCTGAGTTGGGCAGTTCCTGTTTTCTCATTATACCAATACACTCCATTAGTATCAATGAAGTGTTTGCCTCTGTGTTTCATCATTCCTATTTCATCATCAATCTGATAACGAAGCGGATAAATGCTTTTCATTGGGCTTTGTAATCTTCTCATGCCAAGTGTCTTACCTGACATATTTCTATCGTCTACTATCTGGTCACCAATCAATAGTAATCCATCTATCTCCTCTGGCTCTTCTGATAGTATGTATGCTGGAAACTTAATCACGACTTATCTTAAATCCTTTGTAGTGGGTTTCCCACTGCTTGACTAACCACTGGAAGTCTTTATCAATTATAGATACCTTGAACATAATCTTATCTTCGTTTCTAATCTTTACTTTATGTTCTATCTGTGTGTCTATTATGGCATCTTGGTACACCCACTTTCTGTCATGGTCTGCTCTGTTGCCACCAACCTGACTTGCCTTTCTAAAATATGTAGTGGCATTAGTCCATCCACCTGCGAGTGACCATATTATAGCACACTTGTTGTTTTTATCTGTATGCCACGGCAACTCACTATTCTTAGTAAGCCAAACAAAACTTGTTCTATACTTACATTTTTCTAGGAAAGGCATAGTTTCTAGGAAGGCTTCTATGCCCTCATCATGATAGTGTGCAAACTTGTAGTTGGAAACTTTTGTCCCGTCTTTGTGTGTATAATCTTTCTTCTTTAGTTTGTTTGCTATATCCAATAGATATTCAACATCAGCCCTGAAACTAATCGGTTGTATTATTTCGTATTTTGGTTGCTGAAATGTCTTCAATATCTTTCTCAAAATGTTCTTGCTCGATAGTATATCCTACTTTTCTGCCATATGTAATATTTACTATATTTGGCACTATGGATATAGATACTATACCAGCTAAGTATGCTAGTTTATCTCTTAAATTTTTCTCTACTTCATGCACACTAAAGGGATTATTGTCACCCCAGGGCATTGTTCTTATCATTATTTCTACTTGTGGCGCTTTCTCTAGACATCTATCTAGTAAGGCTTGATGTCCTTCATGCCATGGTTGCCACCTACCAAGCATTTGTACTGTTGGGGTTTCATCTTCCCATATCTTTTTACCTATGCTCCAACATACATCAATAGGGTCATCTTCATCCCACTCATGTATATCGAAATCATACTCACTCCAGTGCGGCCATTCAAATACTTTATTAGTATCTTCATACTTACCATTCACTACTGTTGACATAAAAATAATCAGGTCGGCATCAAACTGCTCTCGACCTGACTTGTATGGGCATATAAAATCTACTAAGGCAATCTTACCACTATCTGATACAGCATTTGCCTTGTTCAACATTCTTCTAAACTGTCTCCAACGACCTGGTTCTGAAAAGTCCCAGTCGTTGGCTTCTTCACGCATTTCATCTGCGTTTATGTGAACGACTCTGTCGCCCATTCGTTGCACTATATTTTTACATAGTGTAGTCTTGCCTGAGCCAGACTGACCGAATATTAATACTTTCACTTACTCCTCGTCTCTCCAATCTTTCAACCATTGTGCACCATCTCTTTCTGCGTCAAGAAATATTGCATTTGTAAAGAATAATGGGATAAGAACAGCAAAGTGTACTATCAAGCTAGTTACGATACTATATCCTAACCAACCCATGTATAGTGCGGCTACAAAGCCGAAGTATACACTCCACATGGTAAACAATACCATTGTAAAGTACATCTGTAAACTAGGGTCTGGAATGAATCTCAATGGATTATATCTGTTGTCCATTACTAATCTCCAACAATCCACTACCCATAAAATAAATTTTTTCATACTATTCCTCATATACAAAAACCCAGTTTCTTCTACCTGCTGGGTCTACATTTGTTCCTACTTCTGTCATACCAAAATCTAGGAATATATCTCTACCTTTTTCATATGTGATTTCACACATCATATTCTTACTACCAAACTGTTTCTCACAGAACTCTCTGCCGATAGTAAGGTCATAAGTGGATGCTCCACCCTTGTAGGCATCCACCCATGATTGTCTTCGAAACGCAGGATAACGGTACTCTGTACCATCATCCCCTGTAAATACTTTATTAGTACACAACGCATTTACGCCCACCATAAGTTGCGGTTGCATACCTAGAACTGTGTCATATGTCATCATATACCACTGCTCTTTATCGTAGTGCGCTTCTAGGTCTTGATAACAAGTTCCATTTTTTACTATAAATCCATCGATTCTCAACTGTATAACTCTATAAAGTTCATCAGTTGTCAACTCGTTATAGTGTTTGATTACAGTAACTAAACTCATAGTCCGTATAACTTCTCAAACTTACCAAGAGAGTAGTCATCAGCAACATCAAAGTCGCAACCGATAGGAGCGCCAGGTATTGACAACCCTCTATCTTTCTGTATACATTCTCTTAGTTTTTCACTATAAAGTTCAATCTCATCTTCTGGAACTTCTGCTAAAATGGAGTCATGCACTAGCGCAAATATCTTTGCTTTCATACCAGTCTTACGAATATACTTTTGCATATCGATACCACCAAGTAAATTAATATCTGATGATACTGACTGGACAAGTGCATTTACTCCAGACCTTACTTCGTGAGCGGCGATTCCCTTGTCTTGCGAGAATACATTTGGTAATCTTCTTTTCCTACCGAAGTGTGAATAGATGAAACCATTTGCTTGAATGAATTTCTGCATATCATTCAACCATCTTCGCAAGTTAGGGAAAGCCTCGAAGTAATCTTTGATAACATACTGAGCTTCCTGCATAGAAAACTCACTTCCACTATCTTTTGTTACCTGTTCACTAATCTTCTTCGGGCCAGCTCCATACATTATACCGAATGTAACTGCCTTTGCTTGTTGTCGCTTATCTCCAAAGAGTTCTGCGACTTGGTCAACTTCACACGGAAGTCTGAAAACTTGTTTTGCAATAGTGGAGTGAAAGTTACCACCGTCTGCAAATACTTTCATTAGACCTTTGTCATTGGCGAGTACAGCCGCACAATATACTTCTGCTGTTGTCAAGTCCATGGCAACTATCTTATGACCCGACTTTGCCTTGATACAACCCTTAACTGTAGGATTGTCTCTTGGAATCTGTTGCATATTTAGTTTACCACTTGATGACAAACGACCTGATGTCGTGCCGTGAAGATTGAAACCAGTACGAAGTCTCCCATCCCTGTCCAGGTTAGGAATAATTTTATCAAGATAGGTATTCTTGATTTTGACTTTCTGCCTTATTTCAAGAATATGTTTTGGTACTTCGTGTTCTTCTGCTAGTATACCCAATACTTCCGCATCAGTACTATCAGCACCAGTACCCGTTTTCTTACCCGTTGGGGCTAAGCCTATATAATCAAATAATAAACTTCGTAACTGTAATGTTGAGTTAGGGTTAAACCCTCCCTTCGCAGCAATAAATGCTTTTACTTCAGGAAAAGATTGTAGTGCCTGTACGGCATTGTCTATATCTTCACCCATTCTTTTCTGACCAAACTCTAGTCGAGTCTTGTCAAATGGTACACCGTTGCCTTCTACATCTTTGAGGAATCTTACACCCTCTATGAGAAGATTCTTGTATACCCAGTATAGTTTCTCATTCTTTAGTATTGCTTTCTCAAATTTTTCAAACAATAGGAATGTAACTATCGCATCCATCGCAGCATAGTTTTTCATGACTTCGAACGGAACTAAGTCATAACTGAAACTTGCTTTAAGTATTCCTGTGCGTTTCAGATAATCTTTAATCCAGTTGTCAAGTTCTGCCTCGTAATCTCCATAGTCTGTATGCTTGATAGCAAGTGTCTTTAGACCATGTGTACCAGGGTTTTCATCGAACATATAGTGCATAAGCATAGTATCTTCGAAGTGTGGAAACTCAAAGTTGAAATGATACTCAAACCACTGCAAGTCAAACTTACTGTTGTGAAACACAACTCGTTTCTTGTTGAACAATTCTTGCATCATCTTTTCTGCTTTTTCGTCTATACACTCACAATCTACATATACACCGTGTTCTCTTTTGTATGACATCGAAAAACCAAGCATGAAGCCATCACGACAGTATAGTGCGGATGTCTCCGAGTCAAGTCCAATGAAGTCGTTAGGATGGTCTATTGCTTCTTGTAAATACTTATGCAGTTCTTCACTGTCTTGTATTCCCCAACATCTGTCCTGTCCTAGCGACTTTTGTACTAAATCTCCGCTCACATATCCCGTTATACTCTCAACGGCTTCCTCGAACGACTTCTTTGCCTCTGGTCTGAACTTAATCATCGCAGGGTTTATCAAAGCCAAAAATCTATCTTCGATTACTTTTCCATTGTACTCAGTTATTGATGTCTTTTTCGTAAAATGTTTGAAGGGCTCAGAACCTACAAGAATGAGCCATTCGTACGAATCGATATCGATTTCGATATCAACATCTCTTTTCAAAATTTTCTGTTTAGAACTATCACTGCAAAGAGCAAATCTATCATGCTCAAAGTCAAAGTACTTGTCATAATTAGTACTTGATTGTGTCTTTTCTATTATTGCTACTTTAGCCATATAATTTTTCCTTTAATCTTTCTATTTCTGGTTTTGTTAAATTACCAGGGTCTACATTGTCCCTTAGTTTTACTACTCTTGCTGAGAGCTCCAGTTTCTCAGCCAAGCCTTTGGCTTGCTCAGCAGCTTTTACACCCGCCTCATCCCCGTCAAACATTATGTCTAAGCCTTGAACACCTTGTAGTTTCAGTAGACTTAGTTTGACCCAATTCACTTGCTGTGTGCCAAATGTGCACACTGTATTTTTGAGACCTTTGTCCCAAAGGTTAAGGGCATCAAATATGCCCTCCACCAATATAACTCTATTCTGTATAGGTTTTACTTTTGCTGGACAGAATGGCATCTCTGCGCCATTCGGATAGATGTAATACTTCATTTGTGAGAAGTCATCTAAACTCCTACCTATCAGTGCGACTGTCTTGCCTCGAATATCACGAATAGGAAAGATGATACGATTCTCGAACTGGGGTACATTCCATGTGAACGCATCCCATATTGCAAGAGTCTCCTCAGATATATTTCTGAGTCCACCACCTTTCCACATCACTCGATCCTTTGGGAGTTGGATTCCGACAGTTTCGCTTTTAACTTTATTGACCTTTTCTTTTATACGGTGCATCTTCACTTCTAACGGTGATGCTGGTGCACCAAAATAACTGAATAGATTACCTTTGTAACCGCAAGAAAAACAATGGAATATGCCTGTAATTTTGTCCACTCTCATTGATGGATTAGTGTCATCATGCTCTGGATTCAGACATGATATTATTGCGTCTTTGCCAGAAAGACGATACTGTATTCCTTTTTCTCTTAGAAGTTCTTCAGCTATCATAATTACATATATTATAACAAATTTTTAAGATGTTGTCAAGAAATATTTTCCGCCTCCATAGTCCATCTGTAATAATCTTTTTCTATTTTATACTTTCCGCCTCTGCAATATACTTCCACGGTAGTATTGTCAGTAAACAAGGCTGCACTAGCAGCTCCTGTTCCACAACTAGGTACATGTCCTACACCTTTTTCCCACACGTCCACGAATATACTACCATCATATAATTCATGTACCATGATTTGATTCTCGTCTAACTGAGTGTCTATTGTCTCTACCCAGTTATGATGTATTATTTTTGTATCTCTAGTTATTTCTATTGTGTTTGGTTTACTTATTATTGGAGCTAGGAAAGTAATCTTACCATGCTCTGCTAACTCAGCATTGAAGCATACTTCTGCCGCACTGCCATCGATATTCCATATCTGACCTGTGTTTATATTTTTCCATTGACAATAATCTATTTGATGTAAAGGATTAGTGTCTGCTAGAATTATAACTTGCCCGTTAACTTTGACTTGTGTTTCCATTCGAGTTCATCTCCTAATTTTTCATACTCTCTAAACTTTGGGTCGTCTTCATAATACATAGACTTCCACACTAACTCTGCCATCTGAAACCAGACAGCTACTGCTTTGTTTCTAAAATCTTCGTCACCCCATAAATAATACTGTAACCACCACTCTTTATCGAATCTGCATACTCTTACTTCCTGTTCCCACAGTTCAGGTATTTCACTAAGCACTCTTAGTCTTTGACTTCCTGCAATCGGGTACCAGTTTGGCATACATAAAAATGGAGAACGCACTCCTTCTTTCTTTAGTGCTTCTCTTAGTGGTTCATTGGGTGGAACATTCAATATGTTCTCTTTTACTTTTTCTTGTGCTAATAACCAACCTATTGTTCTTACATACCAAGTATGTGGGGCTAAAGGTATTAGCTCTGCTGTTTCTCTACTTACTCTGTCATCTGCCATCTTTGAAAATCCTTCCTGTAATAATCATAAATTAATTTCATCACATACTCACTATCATACCCTGCTAGTTGTGTTATAGAGGCATGATGATTGTTTCTCATTACTCCTAACGCTTTCCAAATAGTGTGGTCTTCTAGTCTATGCACTTCTACTTCTGGCTCTCTGTAGTATGTCCATGCTGGTAAATACATCACATGATAACTACCCATACGAACTAAACTCTTTTCAAATACATCTAAGTTCTGTATAGTGCCGAAGTATGCCCCATTCTCTAGGGAGCGAATTGCTTTCTTTGTCCAAGTTATAATATCCCAGTCTACTATAAAACCTTCATCACAAGCGTGTTTGTAAAGACTCTCCCATCTCGTTAGGGGGTCTCTTATTACAGTATAATACTTATAGTCTGGGTACTGTATTGCTAACTGGTCGTAGGTTGCGTGTATGTTGTTAAACACTGTTCCTTTTGTTCTGTTGTCTATTCCTTCTCTAATAAAATCAGCATTTAATCCTGTCTGCCAATTTCTATGTTGGAATAAAAATTTCTTGTCTTGTTGAGCTAACCATGCTCTTGTTACTGATATACCACCGCATTTCGGTATATGTATGTAGCACCATTTCTTGTCATGTGCAACCATTATATGTCTCCGTGGTATACATCTTCTAATATTTCTTCGTATATCGGTCTGAACTCCTCTACTGTAGGAATTGCTATTTTTATGTTCTGTCTTGCATTTATTTTAATTATCTTTGCGCAGTGCAATATCCACGCTTCCTCTAGTTGTTTTTCTGTGTATAATATCATAAGTCGTATGTATCTTCCCCTGTTGTCATTGTTTCCTTTAGTTCTGACTTTTCATCTGGGTCAAGGGCAGTGTGAGGCCCGATCTTTAGGGTTTCCCAGTTCATTTCTGAGGTGAAGTTCTCCGCCGCTCCATTCCTCATCTTATCACACTTAAACTTAATACAAGGTTCTTCGTCTCCCCAATGCTGTATGCTGTAAGCAGCATCCACAGCATCCAAGATTCCTTTTGAGAATCTTGCCTCTCCTTTCTCATTAGTCTGGAAAGCGGAGAGAACTAGAACTTTGCTCTCTTGTGCGAGAGATTTGAGACCCTTTGAGATCTCGATTTGCTCGGTCCAATCATATTGTCCTGAACGATTTGGTGCGTTATGGCGTTTCACTTGGTTTAGATAGTCAACTATTACTACGCCCAAGTTTGGTAACTGGGCTTGCTTTTGTCTCACTACACTAATTATCTTAGCCAGTGTAAGGGATGGGTCGTAATGAATGTCTATGAGAGGTTGTCCTTCTTTCAGTCTGTTTCTACTAAGTTCGTAATGGAACTTGTCGAAATCTTGGTGGTCTTGCCACTTCTGATAGGATTCCTCTCCACTATTAAATCTAGCAGCCCACCATTGAGCAACTTTATCCCACTCCATTGGAGAAAGATTCTTTGCTTTGATTCGCTTACTAGGAACACCTGTCTGAATACCACAGATTCTCTGCAACATTTGTCTAGTGTCCATCTCAATAGTAAAGTATAGAGCTGACTTGCCTTTGTCTTGGGCAGCAGCTGCGACATTACAACATGTAAAGGACTTACCTCCACCACGCTGTCCACCTATAACCACCAAATCCTTGGGAGAGAATGTGTAGTCCAGGTCGTATTCTTGATTGAGCCCGAGCGGTAAAAACTTTGCTAAGTCCTCATCACTATCGAAAAGCTCTACGGTTTCCATATTGTCTGCTTCATCGTTGGTATCAACGCTGTCTTCTACTTGCACGACAATCTCTTGGAGTAGGTCTATGTTTTCTCTAGCATCTGATATTGCTACTTGTGTGTCAACATAGTTTTCGATTTTCGATAATATCTCGGATTGAGTAAATTGATTTTTCAGATAGTCTAATAGAATTATAGACTCGACATCTGTTTCAACTGTTTCTATTGCATATATTTTTTCTTGTAAGTCACGCGAACGGACTTCTAGCTTTAAATCTTCAAAGCTAGGTAAATTATTGTACTTGTGAACATGCTTGTCTACTATTCGCCACAGTTTTCGGTACTCACCTTCTGGAAAATAGTGTTCTTTGAGACCATTCCATGTCTCAAAATCGCCATTCGCAAGTATCTGCTTGAGTAATGCACTCTCTAAAGTCAAATTGTCTCTCCCAAAACAAAGTTAATATATACAAAAAAGGCGAGGCAATCCAAGGGACTGCTCGCCTGAGATAGAAATAGATTAGCCTATTTCTTTTTTAGCAGCGCCGTTATAGTCTGCGCACTGAAGACCTCTTCTTGTAAGCATTGTTTTCACGCCTCTTACAGTCTTGCCGATTTCATCAGCAATTTCTTCAACTGTCATGCCGTCAATGTCGACACCAGCTAAAGGGTCAGCTTTGCTTGAACCTTTGGTTTCTTTCTGCTTAGGAATAGCATTGATTTCTCCTGCTCTTAGAAGAGATAATGCTTTACCTCTGATTGAGTTTACACTTCTGCCTAGGGCTTCAGCGATGTCCTCAATAAACGCACCATCATTTACTAATGATACGAATTGACCTTCCTCTTCCTCGTTGTAAGACTTAACAGTCTCAACTTTAGGTGCAGGTTTAACATGTTCTGTTAACTGCATAGAAAGGATTTTACCTTGAATTGACTTAGCACTGAAGTGCCCGCCTTCAAAGTTTGATGCAATTTCAGCATATGTGTATACGCCAGAATTGTCTTGCACGAATGTGCTAAGAGTTGCTTCTTGCTCATCTGAAAATGATTTAGAAGCAGAAGCTGAAGCTAATTCAACTTCGTAACCCATTTTTCTTAACTTAGAACTAACACTTCTTACTGAAGTTTCTAATTCATCAGCTGCATTAGCAACTGTGTCTTGTGAGATTGGGGACTCACTTCCTACAAAATCAACAAGAGATTGTGTTCTCTCGTCTGTCCATTTAGGTAATGCCATTTTTATTTTCCTCTATCAAATGTTTAATATTATTAATTATTATAACACCTCGGTCACGAGCTGTTTTCGTTTTTGCTGACTCGATTCCACTCTCATTTATAAGATGAGTGCAGTCCTTCGTCAATGAACTCTTTACCGCAAAGCCATATTCATTTAGAACTTTAGTGGCGTGTGCCTTAGTCGGATATGACTTTAACTTACCTGATATGCAAACAACTCCTATGACCTCTTTTTTCTTTACTATTTTATTATTCCATTTGAAAGGTAGTGTTGTCAAGTATTGATTAGGGTAGAATTCTGTTTCTAACCACTGAATTAAGTTAGCTGATGCTTTTGGTCCGATACCTGCCTCAGTACAACTTTTCTCGCTAATATCTTCGATGTGTGATATTCTATCGCATAATTTTTGAGAAGCCGACCGACCAATAAGTGGTATGCTGAAAGCTGGTATCAAATCTACCAACTTACTTTGTTTTGACTTTTCAATCTCAACAAAGAGTTTCTCAGCTAACTTTGTACTTCCTAATCTTTCTTCTATTTCAGATACTGTAAGTTCATAAAGTTCTGCGTAGTCTTCGATCTGCAACTTTGTTAAGGTTGCTGGTCCGAGTCCTTTTATCTTAAGAGTCGAAGCAAAGTGTTCTACTTTTTTATCCCACTGTGCTGAACAAGTAATGTCCTCACAAAACAACTGGTCATTGCGGTATACTAATATACTAGCGCAACAAGGACAGTTAGTTGGTGGTATAATCTGTTTCACTTAGCTTCTCTCTCCAAAATATACATATATTATAGACGAATTTTGAACTCGTGTCAAGAACTATTTTTCGAGTGCTAGATAAGATTTTTGGAAACAATTTTTAATTGTCCTCGCCTTCATAAATGTGAGTGTCCTCAACCATGTTGCGATTGTTCCACTGCCAGCACAAAGCTTTCCATTTCTTAACTAAAGACTTTATCCAGTTTTTTATCATATATATCTCCAATGATTCTCTTTGCCATCAACCTGTGACCTTCCTCTAGTGGATGGTCTTTCGGTCCGAATGGCACCTTTTCTCTTTTACACATATCATAGAAAGCTTCTTCTTTCATGTGGGGTAGTTCATTGAGATAGTCTTTTAACTTCATATGAGCTACCTCCCACAAGTTATTAGCGCCTTCCATTCTTTGTTCGTCTAATGTTTTTAGGGTGGGTTGTATCTGTCCATCGGACAAATTGTAAAATAGATATGGTATGTTCTTTGATTCTAAGAAATACTTTATACTTATCATATGATTCAATGTAGTTATAAGATTGTATCTCATAGAACGCACTTGTGTAGCCCAACCCTGTATGCCGTTCCACTGCTTCAATGTCATGCGTGGATGAAAGTGTGTTTCTGATTCTTCACTAACTTTTAAATTTTTCTTATCAAACTTATACTTTATCCAAACTGCACTTCTCCATGCGTTGTGGTCGTCAAGATACTCAAATCTATTTATTCCTGACCAACATATGATGACTAGCTTTGCTGGGTTTCGTATCATGTCGTCCATGGTTGTTCGCCATATTCTGTCATTACTTCCACCAATCTTAGCATTATCCCACCAAGGTTGACCAAATTCTTCACTAACAATGTTAGCAAAGATATCACGAGGACGGTTAGGTATCTCCATTCCTCTAACAAAACTACATCCGTTCCAGTAAATCAAAATACTCTCACTCCGTAGTTTGTCTGAAATCTATCAGCGTCCGTTCTAGTATTTACCATTGGTTCGCCTTTAATATTCAAACTTGTATTTAGTAACATAGGTACTCCCGTTCTCTCGTAATATTCTTCTAGTATGGGTCGCAGTGCTGATTTAGAGCTAGGTTTGACCACCTGAACTCGTGCCGTTCCATCGACATGTGTGACGGAACTGTAGTCGTGTTTCGCTTTTGCAACGAATTGCATGTATTCGTTTCCGTATCCTTCAAAATATTTCTCATAATATTCCTCGAGGATTGCGGGAGCAAAAGGACGAAACTTTTGTCTTCGCTTAATATTATTGACTGTGTCTTTAATATCATAACGAACATCACCAAGCAGACTGCGATTCCCGAGGGCACGAGGCCCAAACTCTGCTTTTCCATTTGCTACTCCTACTACTTTTCTTTTAAGTAGTGTATCGACTACTAACTTAGGATTAATACTTCTACTAATGTTATGTCCTAAGAAAGTATCTTCGAATTTTATTTTCTGTTTAGTTTTTGCAAGTATGCAACCTAATGCACTACCTGCATCGCCTGGGTTTGGAAATATCCACATATTGTCAAACTTAGGACGAATCTTACTGTTTGCTACACAGTTTAACGCAACCCCACCAGCATACGCTACATTTGGCCCGTACTTCCTTGCTTTTGCAAAGATGTTTAGTAGTTCCATTTCTAGATGAGCTTGTGCTGACGCAGCTATGTCTTCTGGGGTATGCCAAAACCACTTGCTTCTCTTGAAGCCACGGTGACAGTTTGAATGTATTTCTTCTTCCATGTTGATACATATATCTCCAAAGGCAGCCATGCCCATAGTTATATACTCATCTTCGTTTGGTTTTAGTCCTATTCGTTTCGTGATTGCACTATAGAATAAGCCTAGTGACCATGGATATTGTTTACTCCATACTTTGCAGCCGTCTACCCATATACTTGCTGTATCAAACTCTCCAATAGCATCGATTACAACCGTGCTGTCAGGAGTGAAAGGGCAAGAAAAATAAGCAGCGGCAGCATGGCTTTCGTGATGAAGTATATTTCCATGAGTATACGGTCTGCACGGCGTTGTTTTTGCCATTCCGTACATCTCTCGTCTCGCATTCTTGATACTAGAATATTCATAAAAAACTGTTTCATCATAATTAAATTTCCTTTTTAATGTGTCAAAATGATAACCTGGTATGGTCTTGTCATTTTTGACACGAGTTATTCTCTCTACTTCTGTTGCGTAGATAATTTTATCGCCTTCAACCACAGCGTATGCTGCATTGTGAAAGCCTTCGCTAATCCCTAAATATCTCATTCTTTTTCGGGAATACCTCCAAGATTTTGCTATCCATTGAGAAACACTCCGTATGTCCGCCAAATTTATGCTCCGTTTTATGTCTATCGTTCTGAAACTGGTTGTGTAGCTTTTGCTCGAATCTCCAACAATCGTATAGACTCCCCTGCCACAACCTCTGTATTCTGATGTCGTAGTTTGTGAAGCCACGCCCTCTTCGCACGGCGTCTTTGAAGGTTCGCCCTTTTGCGATTCCTACTTTTATAGTTTCTCGTTCCCATGTTTTCATATTCACCAATATAATACCATACAGTATTCCATCCCTATCTTTTTCTTCAGGGTAGTTCTTAAAATATGTTTCGTTGTATATTCCCCCAGCCATTAAAAGAATGTCCTAATTATTTCCCAACATTCTTTCTCAGACTTTTTGAAGTCCTGTAAAGGACAACGAAACGGTTTATCTTTTCTTCTTATTGTCAAGTTGTTTTTAGTTTCCTTGTCAAATATGTGTAATCTTGTTATGGTTTGTTCGGGACACTTCACTCTGTGAAAGGTATCTGCTTCGCTGATATACCATGCACCCGCTGGGAGTGAATATGTACCGTCTGGTGTTATATGAATACTTTCCTCTATTACATTTCTTCTGAAATGTGGATGTATGCAGTTGGTTTCCACTATCTGTAGTGAACTGTTTGCTGACCTTTCCCACTTGCATACTTCGTTGACTAGTCGCCCTCTTATTATTTGAGACTCAAATCTAATCCTATGGGTATGAAAATCATTCACTTCAACAGGTGTAAGGTCAGGGCAATAGAAGTTCCATCTAACTTGCTTGTTAGATTCGTGTAGGAATATAAATCCTAATCCACTATACTCGGGTTTAACTCCCCAAGATTTTAACTCATCTATCACTTATTTTGTTCCTCAACTGTGTTGTTGAAAAGGAATGTGCTCTACTCGTATAATATACTTCGTGCAATCCTTTTCCTGTGAAATGTTTATCTACCCAATCTTCTCCAACAAATCTTATGTTTATCGGAGTTGCCTCTAGTAAATCTAGTAGGCTTTGTTCTGTGTCGTAAGGTATGATTTCATCTACATACTTTACTGCTCTTAGTTGGACATATCGTTCAAATACTGACTGAATAGGTTGATTCTTCTCTTGTCTGTCTATGCTAGGGTCTGTTTGTAATCCTACTATCAAGTGGTCACAGTTTAGCTTTGCTTCCTTTAGCATAACGATATGTCCTGCGTGAAGCAAATCAAATGCTCCACAAGTAAATCCTATTCGTCTATCCATTCTTGTCTTGGTTTATGTTTCTTAAATGTTCCTTCTTGTTGTTTGTAAACTGATTTATTTGCTACTTGTACTGCGTGTCTCCACTCAATACACTTGGTACATTCTCCACATGGAGTGTAGCCACCATCCTTTCTTTTCTTTATCTTAGCAACCAGCTCTGGGTTTCTATGAACTGAAGGATAGCAATACCATATATTGTCTTTTGCGAACTCCCATAAGTTTTTTGCTATCATTGACACTACTTCTGATTTGTATAGTGTTTCATATGGGAATATGTTTATAGGAGCGTTCATTACTTCTTGTGCTGATACTCCATGTAAATCTAACTGAAACGACCTCTCTGCTAAGTAAGCTCGTATAGGGAATCTCAGTTGTAATCTCTGTGCAAAGGAATCCTCTGCGTTTGCTCCCCATACTAAGTATTTCCACTTGTTGTCTGGGTTTCCAAGTAATAAAGTTGCAGCAGCTGACATATGTTGATTGACAGCTAATGCTAGAGTTACTTGTTGTGGCAACTCATTTCTATCTACCACTAATGGTATGTTGAAAAAGTCACACTGTTTCTGAGCATAGTGTAACTGTGCCTCTTTTGCTAGATGATTCTGTGGGTTGTTGTATAGATGTAATCCTACTGCGTTCAGACCATTCTCTTTTGCCCACCACAAAGCAGCGAAGCACTCAGCACCGCCACTTACATTTACGATAGTATCAATAGATTTGTCTAAGCTTTCCAATTCTCTTTGCCTCTCTAGCTGTTACTTTCCTATTACAATTTGTGCATATAGGATTTGCACTTCTATTACCATATAACAACTGTGTTCTTATCTTTATTAGTTCTTCGTTGTTATTCCATACATCAAAGAAGTTATCATGTGCAATGTTGCCATATACATTTGTGTCTGTCCAATCATTACAACATAACTGTATAGTTCCGTCATGATGTATCCACCCTTTACTTGCTGGTAATACGCAAGGTGTGTTGATTTCACTTCTATCTGTTGCGATTCTTTCGTATAATTCAGTTCGATTTTGAACTTGAATAGGTGTTTCACCCCATTCTTCTGGCTTCATACTTTGATCCCAATACCTGTGCTGAGCACGAGGCATAAGTTTTTTCCTTGCTTCCATCTGATGTTTACTCTCGTAAGAGTTGATGATTAGCGAATCAAACATGTTAAACCATTCATACTTTTCCTTTAGTTTATATCCATTTGTCAAAATTCTAGTCTTATACTTCCTATCACTCGAATGTAAAATTTCTACAAGTTTCTTGAATTTTGGGTGTAAACTGTTTTCTCCTCTGCCTGTAAAACAAATATACCCAGTATAGTCCTTACAATCATTGATGAACTTAGTAAAAAGTTCTACACTCATATATTCTTTTTTGTTTGGATATGAAGATGACCTCGGGCAATAATTACATGATTCATTACAGATACCACACACATCTATATTGATTAGTATGGGGTTCATGATAGAACTTTAGTGAATATTCCTGTAAGTAAGATGAAACAAGCTATACCGTTTAAAAGTATTAGCGCCCTATCCTTCCAGATAAACGCTACAAATAACCATCCTAGACAGCCAATAAACGATAATATTGTATCAAGAGTGTTTGATAGTCCTGCTGACCTAACAACCATAGCTGTAAGCAGAACAATACTAGCAGTCCACTTAATATACCAATCAACAGT